GGTTTTTTTGTGCAAGAAAAGGAGAGCATCTTGGCACCAGTTGATTTTTATCATGGCGTGAGGGTTTTTGAATCGGCGGAAACGCCGCTTCTGGTTCGGCAAAACAAAACGGCCGTCGTCGGACTTATCGGGACAGCTGAAGACGCCGATCCGGTGAAGTTCCCGCTCAATACGCCCGTGCAAATTTTGCGGCCGCAAGACGCTGTAAAGTTAGGTAAAAAGGGCACTTTGCCCAAAGCGATCGACACTGTTTTTGATGTTATTATCTGCCCGATTATCGTGGTGCGGATTGCGGAGGCAGAAACGGTTTCCGGGCTTTGGGCAAATGCCATCGGAGACCAGGCAAAACTTTCAGGCGTCCACGCTTTCCGCCAGGCGAGTGCGAAAGGACTGTATAAGCCGCGCCTCTTATGCGCACCGGGCTTGACACAAGCGACGCCGACCGACGGGATTGCTTCGATAAACGTGGTCAACGCCGGCGGCGGTTACAAGGCAGCAACAACCAAAGTGACAATTGCCGGCAATGGATCGGGCGCGGAAGCGCGCGCTGTCATTGAAGATGAAAGCACCGGAGCAATTTCTGCAATTGTGGTGACGACGCCAGGCTACGGTTATTCCGGTCAAGTCGACGTAAAGATTGAAGGAGAAGGGAAAAGCGCGACGGCAAATGGGAATATTGGCGCGACCTTAAATCCCGTCGTTGCGGAATTGATTGGCGTTGCAGAAAAACTCCGCGCCGTCGCCTATGTGGACGGCCCCGACACGACAGATGAAGAGGCGGTGCTTTATCGCTCCCTCATCAATTCTGATCGGATTGCGATTTGCGACCCGAAGGGTCTGAAATTTGACACAGACGAAGAGATCAATCTGCCGGAACCATCCTCGCCGCAATTTGCAGCCCAACAGGCCGCGATGGATTTGCAGCAAGGGTTCTGGTGGGCAGGCTCAAATGTGCCGGTCAAAGGATTTGTTGGCACAAACCGGCCTATCGAATATCCGGAAAATGCGAATTACATGAACGAAAACCGGATCAACACAATCGTCAACATTGATAATGGAGGTTTTCGGCTGTGGGGCGTTTGGACTTGTGCAAGTGATTTGAACTGGCAATTCATCCCCGTTCGCCGATGTGCTGATATTGTCAACGAAAATCTCGAAAAAGCCTTACTGACGTTTGTTGATAAACCATTTTCGCCGGCAAACTTAAAATTTATGGTTGAAGGCGCACGTGGCTATTTCCGTGGCATGGAAGGCGAAGGTGCAATTTTGCCCGGGTGGGATGTTTGGTTGTTAGATACAAACACACCGGAAGAGATGGCTCGAGGCATTTTGAAACTTGGCATCAAATTCGAACCGCCTGCACCGATGACAGACATTCGCACAACCATGCATCGCTCGATTTTGAGCTATCAAATTTTGCTCGACCAAACCACAAAACAGATCACTCAAGGCGCTTTAAGCGCCTGATTTTTTTCACGCAAAAAAAGGAATAAATACGATGTCATCGTCAAGGCAACCACAATTTATTTTGCGTAATTGCAACATTTTTATCGACCGTGTTTCACAAATCGGGCAGGCGTCCGAAATGGCTATTCCTGTGCCGGCAGAAAAGACGGAAGAAATCCGCAACGCAGGCATGGTGCTGCCGATTGAAGTGACCATGGGTTACGAGAAATTGGAAGCGTCAGCAAAGTTCACATCATTTGACCCAGCCATTCTTTCATTGTTCGGGCTCGAAATCGGGACGGACAAAGAGTTCATGATTACAGGTGCTCTTGTCGACGAAGATGGAACAACGAGACCTGTCGTCGCCTATCTTACCGGTCGCATTATTAAACAAGATGGTGGCAAATGGAAGTCAGGTGACAAAGCAGAGACCGATTATTCAATTGTAGCAAAATACTACAAATTGGAAATCGACGGAAAACCTATTCTGGAGTTCACGCCGTTCGAAGTCTCTGTGAACGGCGTTTCTCAAACGGATAAAATTCGGCAAGCCTTGCTAGTTTAGGAGTAAAAAAATGGCAGAAAAGATTGAACCGGTTACGGTAAAACTATCAGAGCCGATCACGGTCAATGGCAAAACATACACCGAAATCACCTTCACAAGAAAACTGAAGGGCAAGGATATGCTGGCCATGGACGCCGTAAAGGGCGAGATGCACCAGCAATATGCACTTCTTGCGTCCCTGCTTGATGTGCCGATCCCCGTCATTAGCGAAATCAACGTTGATGACCTCGCGGCGGTTATGGAGGCTGCAGCCCCTTTTTTGGGAAAGTTTGCACAACAGGCTCAAAAGAAACCGGCGGAGAACCCACCGGAAAATTCATCGACATTATAGCCTTTTGCGCGAACAAATTGGCGACACCGGTCGGCGACTTTTTGGAAATGGATGTAGATCTCGTTTTTGATTTTTATCAAGCCGCGATCGATCTGAATAAACGAGAAACAAACATAGGCGAGTAGTGGCATGGGTAGCTATACCAGCAGTCTGATTATCAAGCTGATTGACCAGGCAACGGGGCCGAGCCGTGCCATTGCCAAAGCTTTGGAAGGCGTCCGGGCGGCACAACAACGCAACGCGCAAGCGTTAGCGGCCGCTCGCGGCAGCATGCTTGATGCGGCCGCTATGGGCTTTACACTTTACCATGCCTTAAAAAGCCCGACAGAAGCTGCCGTCGAATTTGAATCAAAACTTCTCGACATCGGTCAGAAGGTTGATGTTCCAGTCGCCAAACTTGGCGATTTGGGCGAGCAAATCAAGTCAGTTGCGAAATATACAAACCAAAGCACTGCCCAAATGGCTGAAGGCATGGACGTGCTCGCCGGTATGGGCGCCAACCGGTCGGATGCTTTGGAGATGTTGAAACCAATCGGCCGCGCGGCTTTTGCCTATAAGGCTTCGATTGCTGATTTGTCACAGGCAGGTTATTCGGCTTTAAGCAACTTGAAAGTGCCGGCAAAAGAGTTTGGCGCGGCTTTGGATGCAATGTCTGAAGCCGGCAAGGCTGGTGCCTTCGAGCTAAAAGACATGGCGCAATATTTCCCGGAGCTTGGCGCTGGCTACCAGGCTTTAGGGCAAACGGGCGTGTCGGCAGTGGCGGATCTGGCGTCGGCTTTGCAGGTTGTGCGAACCGGCACGGGAGATAGTGCCTCGGCCGCCACAAACTTGTCGAATATTTTGCAAAAGATGAACGCGCCGCTTACCCAAAAGAATTTTCAAAAAATGGGGGTCAATCTTGAAAAAGAACTGAAAAAAGCCTCAAAGCTCGGCATGTCGCCGATTGAAGCGATAACGGAAATCACCAATCGCACACTCAAAGGCGATATGAGTAAGCTCGGTTATTTGTTCAATGACGCGCAGGTTCAGCAAGGCATGCGGCCATTGCTGCAAAACTTGCAGATGTACCGCGACATCCGAAAGCAAGCGATGGCGGCGCAGGGTAGTGTCGAAAAAGATTATCAGGAGCGGCTGCAAACGGGACAGGCGGCCATTGCCCGTTTTTCTAACGCGATTGAAAATCTCAAGCTTGCTATCGGCTCATCTTTGCTGCCGGTTTTATCGACAGCGGCGGAAACAATCGTTCCGTTGATAAATGCTTTTGGCGATTTTGCGGCGGCCAATCCGGGTCTAACCCGTGCCATTGTTTTGACGACATCTGCCTTAATCGCGTTGCGCGTTGCAACCTTGGCGGGTCGAT